ATGCAAATGCAAGAAGTAATTGAGAAGTTAAAAGACATACTTGCAAGTGAAGGTAAGTGCGAATTAAAAACAAAAGATATAGCTAAAGAATTAGGTATCCACCCAGACACTTTTAATTCTATGAAATTTAGAAACTCCATTCCTTATGCACACATTTTAAACTTCTTAGAAAAAAGAAATATTAGTATTAATTACTTCTTTTATGGAAGCTCTCCAAAAGATCAATTAGAATGTGAATACAAATATAAAATTTTAAAACTATATAAAACCAATGCTAGCTTAGGTGGAGGTGGTATTAATGATATTTTAGACTTTGAAAACATATTAATAGATCAAAAGATATTAGATTTTTTTAAAACAAAAGATTGTGAGCTTATTACTTGCTATGGTGAGAGTATGGAGCCAATTATCAAAGATAGAAGTATTTGCGTAATAGATAGAAATAAAACTTTTAAGAATAAAAGTATTTGCATAGTTAATACTAAAGATGGACTTTTTATCAAACAAGTTTTAAAACAAGATAATGGAGTAATTTTACACTCTTTAAACCCTTTATATAAAGACATATTTTATAAAAATGGAGATTTTTTATTAATTGGTGTGGTAGTTGGAGAGCTTTCTAAGATATAACAGCACACAATAAGCTTTGCCAAGCTATTGTGCACTTAATCAACAAAAGGAGAAAAAATGAAAGAGATTAAAAACTATACTGATGAAGAATTAAAAGAAAAAATTATGCAGGATTTAGAAGATGAATTTAAGACTTTATATAAAAGACTTTTAAAAGAAAAAGATTATCTAGCAAGAGATAATATCTTAGAGCTTATGACTATTTATAATATGGGTATAAACTCTTACTCTATTGCAAAAATACTTGAAATAAATGAAGATAAAACCATTATACAAGTGCCTTTATTTGAAAGATATATAATCGGTAGAAAATTTGTAGTTCAATACAATAGCAAAAAACAAAGATATGAATTAAAAAGTACTTTTTGTGAATTTTAAGGGGTTAAAAATGAGTATAAAATATCCAAATATAAAAGTTAAATTGGTCGGAGAAGATGGTAATGCTTTTTCAATTTTAGCTAGAGTTGATAGTGCTTTAAAAAAAGCTAAAATAGACAAAGATATTAGAGATGAGTTTTTCAAAGAAGCTACAAGTAAAGACTATAATCATTTATTAAATGTAGTATCAAGTTGGGTTAAAACAATATAGCTTACAACAGCACACATTCAGCTAAGCCAAGCTAATGTTGTCTTATCAAAACAAAAGGATAAAAAAGATGAATAGAACAATATTAGATATAAGACAAGGTGTTAGCAAGGGATTTATAAATGCAATCTGTAATCAAAACAATGAACTTGTTTTTGAATATCTTAAAAATGGTATGAGTGCTACAAAAGAATGCATGGGTGAACAACCTATGTTTTATGCTATTAATCATAATAATTTTGGAGCTATTTTACTCTTATTAAAATACGGAGCTATTTTAGAAAAAGATTATCTAGAAGAATGCAAAGAAAATTTTAGAAAAGAAGCTTTAGATTTTTTAGCTTCTTTGCTTAAATAAAAGAGAATATTAAAAAATATTCTCTTAACTTTATTCTTAAAAGTTCATTATTAAAACCTCCTTGCTCTCTTTTCTTTTTAAAACATTGTTATTTAAAGAATATCTTATCTTTAATTCTTTAATATTAAAGCCCCTATAAAGCTCTCTTACAAGCTCACAATCATTATAAGAGAGCATAAATTTACCCTTGATGTTTTTTAATAACTCATTTAATAGTTTATGCTCTTTTATTCCAAAACCATTAGTGTTTTTATAATAATTTTCAGTCCCCACATAAGGTGGATCTAAATAAAACAAAGCTTCATTATAATCGTATTCTTTTAAAATATATTCAAAGCTTTTATTCTCAATACTAGCATGTTTAAGCCTTTGTGTATGTAAGCTAAAATCTCTAAGCAATCTTTTTGGCGCTCTTTGTTTGCTCATAGCAAATTGCCCCATGTTTGATCCAAAAGAAGTACTAATAAGATAAAAATAAAAAGCAGCTCTTTCTATATCATTTCTTGGCTTTAATTCTTTATTTTTTATCATTGCAAATATCTTTCTACTCACTAACATAGAATTAAGCACATTTGCTAAGCTTTGTGGTTTATTTCTAATACAAAGATGTAGATTAATAAGCTCGTTATTTATATCATTAATAACTTCTATTTTTGAAGGACTTTTTTGATAAAAAACACTCAAAGCTCCACCAAAAACTTCTATATAAGTTTTATGCTCTGGCATTAAAGCAATGATTTCTTTAGCTAAATAGTTTTTACCACCCAACCAAGCAAAGGCGGCTTTTAATTTAGTTTGTGTAGGTTTAGTTTGTGTGCTAGTTTTTAGAAATTTGTTTATAGTGTTCATAACAAATTCCTTTTAAAATAAAATTTAATTAGCTAGCTTCTAAAAAGAAGGTTATAATGCTTTTGCTAGTTTTTAGAAAGGAGAGCTTATGGCTTTCCTGTTTTAGTTTTTGCTAATTTTTTTAATAAAATCTTTAGTATCTTCATAAATTGTTTCTCTTACGCTTTTATGTAAAACATTGTTATTATTTATTGGCAAAAAAGCTCTTGCTGGTATATTTTTCTTTTTGCTACCATATTGATGAGTAAGTCCATATTTAAAACCTTTCTTACTTTGTATATTATTAAAAACTTCTACACTATTTTTACTAACTTTACTTTGCCAATTCGTTTCTTTGCTTAACTCACCATCTCTTTTTAAAATACCATTATTTTTTCCTGCTTTAATTTTTTGTTTTATTGTTGCTGGTTTTAAACTTTGCCATTTTTGCCCAAAAATACTACGCTCATTTTTAAAAGAATCTATAATAGCATTTCTCATACTTTCTCCAGCACCTGCTAAAATGCTTTGCCCATGTTTATCCATATCTATTAATTTATCACAAGCCTTAAAAAAGTTTTCAAGTCCTTTAATCTCTATATAATCGCTCATAAATTACCCATAAATAGTAGTATTGATTTTATTTTGCTCTTGTTTTCTTAAAGCATCAAATATGCTTTTTTGTATAGCAGTAGCAAACTCTTGCATATTAAAATTACCATCTTTTGTGGCTATATTAAAAGTACCATTGACCGTTACATTGATACTGCCATTGTTAAAGCTTGGAGTAGAATTAATTGGTATTTGTTTGATGCTTTTTGTTTCTAAAATTTCATTTGTTTGTGGTAATTCATCCCCATAAGCATTAATAATCTTTTCTTCACTTTGTTTATTGGTACTTACTTTAACTTCATCATCATTTAAACCAAAAAATCCTAAAACATCATTTATGAAATTTCCTACAGAAGCTATTGCTTCACTAATCCAAGAAAGTTTATCTCCAAACCACTCAAACATACCACCAAAAATACTATAAAAGAAGTCGCTTATTCCTTGCCAAATAGAATTAAAAATATTTGCTATTGGCTCAAAAATAGGTTTAAGCCATTCTATAAAAGAGACAAACCAAATCTTAACTTTATCCCAGTTAGCTATAATAACTCCTGCAATAATACCAATTGCAGCCAATGCAATACCAAGTGGACTAGTAAGCATTGTTATGGTTAAAAATTTAATATATCTTGCTACATTTATAAAAGCTTTAGAAAGATTTGCTAGTGCAAGATTTAATCCTATAACAGCTTTTTTATAAATAATCGCTGCAATCACACTAGCTATTAGTCTGATTCTTACTAGTTTTAATGCAAGAGCTTTACCAATAAGTGATATTTTTGAAATATTACAAGAATTGGCAAAAGCTAAAAGATGAATTCTTGCTGCTATTAAGGCATTTTTGAATAAAAGAGTGGAATCTTTAACATAGTTTTTAGCAAATGCATATGCTAATATTGCTGGTTTTGCAAGTAAAAAAGTAACGGTAGCTGTAGCTATAATTGTACTAAGTACTGGAAAATTTGAAAGTAAGGTATCTATGATATTAGCAACAAAGCTAAAACCTAAAGCTACTGATTTAACTACAGGGAGCAAAGCATCTGAAAATTTAATTGCAATGGCAGTAATGTTATTGCCAAGTATTTTTAAAGCAGCAGCTGTTGTATCACATTTATTAGCTAATTCTTTATCCATAGACCCTTTTTTCTCTTCAGAATTTGCCATTTTTAAAAGTTCTTGGTAACGATCATAATTATTCATAAGTGTTGTAATAGATCGTATTGTTCCTTGATCTACACCAAAAATATTAGTCATAACACCTATTTGCGATTCTTTATCCAGCATTTTAATCCTAGATAATAATAGATCAATAGCTTCTTGAGAGTTTTTGTTTAAAGCTTTTTTCATAAATTCACCACTAAGCCCTAATTGCATAAAAGCTTCTTCTGCTTTTTCCCCTAAAGAATCCGCAGTGGATAGTTTTACAAACATATTAGAAATTGCTGTTCCTGCAACTTCAGCAGGAATTTTCACTTCATCAAGGGTGGCCGCAAGTGCAGCCATATTTTCTCTTTGAAGTCCTACAAGATTACCCATTCCACCAATTCTACTTATAATATCTACTATATTCTTAGCATCACTAGAACCTTTATCTGCTAAGTAATTAATACTATCACCTAAATCTTTTATACCTTTTACATCAGTTTGTAAATTTGCCATAAGACCACCTATGGCCTCACCAGCCTCATCTGCTCCCATCTCGAAAGCAACTCCCATTGCAGTAGCTGTTTTTCCAAACTCAAGAGCTTCTTTACTAGCTAAACCTAACTTTCCTCCTTCACTTACTATTTTTGCAATCTCTTCAGCACTCATTGGCAGTTTTTTGCTTAAATCTATAATATCTTGCTTGAAATCTTTTAAACTATGTCCCTCACTAAGCTCTGTTACTTTTTTTACATCAGCTATTGCGCTTTCAAAATCAATTCCAACTTTTATACTTTTGCCAACAATCCCACTGCTTATTAAATTTCCTAAGGTAAAAATTTCATCTTGCAATCCTTTTCTTTGAGCTTTTAATTCTTCTCTTAGATTGCTATTTAATTTAAGGGTATCTAGTTGTTTTTGTAAGCCACTAATGCCGAGTTTGGTTTTTGCTGCTACTTTTTCTAAATTGCTAAAATCTTTAACTATTTTACCAACAGCACTTGCATTTTTAGTCACTAAACCTAAAACAACACCAATTCCAATACTTCCAGCATTTTCCACATTCAACCCTTTTTAAGTGTTTGTATTTTAAAATCTTTGCTATGAAAGTTTTAAAATTTATTAACGATGATACGATTTCGCACATTGCTTTATTACTAACAACACTTATACCTGCTTTTTTAATAAGTTATCAAAGTGCAAATGATGGTTTTTTCAATACAATAGCTATTTTTATTTTTTCTTATTTTATAGGCATTATCATAACTGCTATTTTAATGATGATTGTGCCACCTATTGCACTTTTAATTGTTTTACCAACTTGGTGTTTAATTGCAGTTTTAGACTTTGTTTTATATGTAGCTTTAAAATTTTGTTCTTTTAAAAATAAAACAATCAAAAACTCTTAGCCTTTAACAACTCTTTTGCCATTTCTAAAGCTTTTTCAAATTCTTCCAAATCTAAATCTAACACCTCATTTAAACCCCAATTTAAACTATGGCTTATAAGAGCTACAGCTTCTAAGCTATAACTCCTGCTTCTTGCAAAAAATCTTTAAGAGCATTTTGCAAAGCCATAAAATCTTTAAGATTTAATTCTTCTATGTCGCTTTCTTGTTTATTTGTAAGCGTAGCTATCATATAAATAGTTTGATCCATTTCTTTATCGCTTTTATTGGTAGCATTTTTTAAAACACGCACATTAGGTGCTTTCATTTTTAACTCTTCGCCATTTTCAAGTTTAATTAGTTTTTCTTTCATCTTTTACTCCTTTTAATGTTTAAATTTCAATTAACCAGCATTTAAATAGTTAAATTAGAGCGCACACCACTCATTAAATCAATACCATTAATCATTAAAATAGTATTTTTATGATCATAAGTAATAATTGGTATTTTGTTTCTTCTTTGCATATAAAAATGAACAGCCATTTTTACTTCAACTTCAACTTCCTTTCCGCTTTCATGATCACTTTCATTTAAACTTATAAACTCACCCATGATTTCAGCACTAATTCCATGATTATCACCTCCTTGATGCACACTTTCTCTAAAAAGAATGGGTGCTTTAATAGTGCTATAAGTTGTATGAAAAAATGCAGCATAAAGTACTGGATCGACCACAGAAAGCTTAAAGGAAATTTCTAATGGTTTTAACACGCCACTACCATAATTTGCACTTAAAACACCTTTTGTTTCTATCATTTCTTGCTCAATATCAGGAAGTTTTAGATTTCTAACTACTCCTAAGTAACCCTGACCATCTATATAAACATTACATTCTTGTATAACTTCCCCGATTCTTCTTTTCATTTTTACTCTCCTTGCATAGTTTTAATCAAATCATCACTCCACTCATCTGAGTATTTGAAGCTAATGGTTAGTTGTTTTACAATTGGGTTATTCATGATTTTTACTTTTAAGTAAAATTTACCAGCACTAACATTACTTGGAGTGTTTTGCTCTTCATCCCACTCTACATCATAACCAATTAAAACCTTAGCACCTTTTAAATTTCTTAGCATTTCCTCAACGCTAATCTTCACAAAATAAAGCTCACTAGCTTTTTTATCAATTGCTTTAAAAGAAGCCTTTTGAGCTGCTATGGCGATACGATCAAAAGTTCTTACTCTTGCTAAATCTTGCCATATGGTATCTTCATCACTACTTTCACCACCCCAAGTTCTAAAGCCCTCATAAAGAATGCAAGTTGAAATATGAGCATTCCTTAATCTCTCTGCATCACAATCTGAACCATTGATAAACTCTATAAAATGCTCACTCCCAGTTACTCCATTCATAACTCTATTGGAGTAAGAATCGCTAAAGCCATATTCTTTGTCTCCATCAGTATGTGCTATCATTGCTGCTATGATTGGACTTTGAGGAACATAGGTGTATTTTCCTTGGGTATTTAAAATTTGTACCCAAGGCCAAGTGGCAACTAATCTTTTTGAACTAAAACTTTCCATAGCATTAATAGCTTCTCCAGCATTGTTTGCATATAAATCTATTATAGCTGTAATATTCATAGCCTCTGCTACGCTTTGAAGTTTAGCTTTTATACCTGCTTCATGAGAATAATAAGGAGCGATAATTAAATCAGGAGCAAAACCTGTGCGATGCTTTGCTTTTTTAAACATTTCTATCGCTTCACTTGCATTTGCTAAAGTGTTTTCATCCTCTGTATCTTTTTCAAAAAAACTAATGATAATCACATTAGAAACATTTTGCAAATTAATGCATTCTAAAGTGTCTAAGAGTCTAAAATCTTGTAAATTATGCTCTTTAATCAAATCACCTACAAACTCTTTTGCCTTGCTTACATTAGAAAAAGCAAAAATTGGCATAGTTTGAGCACTCTCATATCCAGCTTTAGCATAAATCATATCTTTACTTGCACCCTCAATCACTCCAGCTATACCTATAGGTGTATCACTTTGTATAGATACACCACTTGCTGCACCATTTTCTATAGTAAAATTAACTCCATAATTAGCTGCCATTATTTAACTCCTTTTTTTGTGGTTTTTGTTGTCTTTTTGTTTTTTTGATTTGTTGGTGTAATTAAAAACAAATTTGCAAACTGACCATAATTACTAAATAAATTATTTTGCTCATCATTACTATGAGTATTACTTTGATAATAAGCTTTATAATAATCATCAAAGATATATCCAGCGTGATTTTCATTTTCTTTGGCAGTGCCAAAAGGTGGTAAAACTTGAACTTCATAAGGAATAATCTCTTTAATTACATCAGCTTTTGCGATAATCTTTTCAACACTTAAACTATGTATATAAACTTGACCGTAATACCCAGTGCCTCTTGCAAAAAACTTACTAGGAACTTCATCATTAAAAAGTATGATTTCTACCTCATACTCTCCATTTGAATTCCATAAGCTACAAGTTGTCCAAGATTGACCACTTGCAGCAGTATTGTCAAAATTAAAATAACGCATTAAAGATTGATGGATATTATGAGTAGATCTATAAATACCAGTTGTTTTAATTTTTCCTAAAACTTCATCTTTAGCTAATACTTGAGAAAGACAATCTATTCTTTGTGGTTGTGCGGCATTAGAAGTTCCACCTAAACCACTTTTTTGTATAATAAAATTACCTTCATCATAATTTGTGCTTAAACTCTCATCAAGTTTTACAGTATGAGCAAAGCCGTTAGAAAAAGCAAATAACACATCACTCAAACAACCACCATATTGCCCTGATAAAGTTTTCACTTTAAATTTTATTTTTGTATATTCTTCATTAGCTAACTTTTTCTTAGAAAACAAATCAAGCCATACTGAACCTTTTCCTTGATTTCTTATGCATAAATAAATAGTAGAGCTTTCCTCGTTAACATAATTTATTAGTGTTCCAACTTCAGCTTTTATATCAGGATTTGGCAACTCATAAGAAGTGATAAAACCTGCATCTTTTTGTGGTAGATTACTTACAATTTCTTCCACTATAGGTTGTAATTCTTCTTTGGAAACACCTTCGCCTTTTAAAGAAGCTAAAAACTCATCTTCACTTTTTCCTGCATTGCCTTCTTTGCCAAGCCAAATTTCATAAGCACTCTGTCCATCATCTCCGGTATCGCCTTTTTCGCCTTTAATACCTTCAATTCCTTCTAGTTTTTTATCTATAAGATCTTCTATAAATTCTTTATCGATTATTTCTGGTTTTTGAATTGGAGGCTTTATTAAGCCACCTTGCCCATCTTCTGGTATATAAGAAATGCCATAATCCATTTAAACTCCTTTAAATGCCTTTTAAAAAGCACTTAATTGCATGAAAGCTATTGCACGCATGATAAAAAATAAAAGTTTTAACACTAGAACATCCTAAGGCTTGCATAGCTTCTTTTAAAGCTAAATCTGCTAATTTATAATCATTTCTAGAATTAGCTCTTTCACATAAATAATCATGCACAACAACTGCACTTAAATACTCAGGTGAGTTTGGTGGAAAAATACTCCAAAAAATTCTAGGAATATTTGCTCCATTGCTTGTAAAATTAGCGGGTATTTTTCCTTTAAAGCTTTTTAAACTAAACTCATAATCTTGCACAAGTATAAATCTATCTTTGCTAAATGGTTTTAAAATTACTTTTTTCATCATTCCTCCCAAATAAATTCAAGTCTCAAAAAAGGTAAATTAATAGCTTGTATGTGATAAAAAGCATTCTTTGCGTGTTTTTCATAGTGATATTCACGCATAGCTTTTGTGGTAAAAAAGATAAAATTTCTTTCATCTTTTTTGTAATTTTTTACATTAGCTCTTAGAAAATAAGAAATATCATAGATAAAATATCCTTCTAATTCTTTAGCTTCTTGTGTTAACTTATTCCAATAAACATACTCAGTAGCAATGTGTGGTATTTTTAATCTTTGTTCTTCGCCATATCTTTGTTTATCTCCGCCAATTAAGGCCATCCATACAAAATTATCAATTGCTTCTTTAGAATTAATAAAAAATGCATCTTTTTTGATGAAAAGTTTAATTTCATCATTTTTATTAAGTTTTTTTAAAGAGCAAATATCATCAAGCTCTAAATCAAGCTCAAGTAATTTATCATTAATGCTTAGATAAAAATTACTTTTATCATAGACTTGTTTTAAAATTTCATCTCTTGCTATGATATTTTCTAAAGAATTTTCTCTTTCATACATTTCAGAGCTTAATGTTGGAAGTCTTTTATCAAGATGTTTATATATTTGATTAGCTCTTAAAAAAGTATCTATTTCTATTCTAGCTTTTTGTTTATCAGCTTTGAAAAAATCAGGATTGTTTTTATAAATTTCTTTTTGCAAAGCACAAGTGTAGGATTTTTTAAGTCCTGTGTCTTTTCTTTCTATCACGCAACTTGCTTTGCAATAATGAAAATAATCACATTCTAAACAATCTTTACTAAGCTCTAAAGAATTTTCTAATAATTGAATATTTTTATAAGCATTAAACTCTATTTCTTTAAAACTTTTATTTAAAATATTTCCACTTTTTAATTCTTTCAAAGCTTGTGATCTATGACAAATGAAGCTATCGCCATTTTTTTGAATTAAAAGATGATTAGAACAATTTATGCTGTTATTGCAATATCCACCCAAAAACTCTTTAAACCAAAAATGCTCTAGTGCAAAAGCATATTTAGTATCTTTTAGCTTTTCTCTTAAGCCTTTATAAAAATTTAACATAGCTTCATCACTAGCCATAGCAAATTCTTTATTTGCATTAGCACTTTGATAAGCAAACATAATATAAAAATCATTTGCCATATCAAAACCTAAGCCCTCAAGCATATAAATATCTTTTACAAACTCATCTACATTTAAATGCTCACTAGTCATAGTCGCTGAAATTTGCTTAAAATATGGATAGGTACTTAAAAGCTCTATCATTTTTAAGGTTTTTTCTAAAGTGCTTTTTCCATTTTTCAACACTCTATATTTTTCATGCATTCTTAAAGGTAAATCCACGCTAGCACTAATGCCAACTTGATATTTTTTAAAAAGCTCATAGAATTTATCTAGATTGTAAAGATTAGTTTTTAAATGCACTAAATGATTGATTGTTTTTTCTTTTTCAAAAAGTTTAATATAATGTTTATTTTCTTTAAAATAATCATCAATCGCACTTAATAAATCTTCACTATCTTTTAATGAGCAAGTACTAAATTCAGCCCCATGTAAAAACACTTCTGTGATAATCACTCCATCATCTTTTAATTTTTTAGCTATTTTTTTAAATTGCTCTGCCATATCACTTGTTTTTTCTTTTTGCTCTGTTAATTTTCCAAGATAGCAATAACTACATGCAAAATTACAATATGAATTTGGCACAAAAGTTAAACTTTTTCCTATCATTAAAAACCCTTTGCTTTCTTAAAAAGTTCATTTACTTCATCATCACTTAATTTTGCTTGTTGTTGAAAAAACAAAATAAGCTCGTTATTTCTTTCAAATTCTGTTGCATATTCCCAGCTTATTTGAGTTGCCTTAGGAGCACTTTGCATCATAGTTTCTATTGTCTCTAAAAGTCCTACTTCTAAAAGCACTAATTTAGCTTGTCTTATACTTATCTTTCTTGGCACTCCTTTTTCATCATAATCACTCATTCTTTCTTGCATTAAAGGATGATTGTTAATGAGCGCATCAACTTCTTCTTTTAAAATACTTTGTGCTATTTCTTTTAAACTAGGGATATTAACTTGTTCTTTATCTACCTTTGTGTAGCAAGGTAAGATTTCATCCTCATTCATTTCTTCTATGGGTTTATGCCCCCAAGTTAAAGTATAAATTTGATGCAAGAAAAAATCATATTTATCATCATCTTTTTTTTCTAAGCATTTTTGCAATGAAGCCTTACTTTCATTTAAATGTTTAGCTTTGTTGATACTTTTTTGATCACTAGTACCATCTAGTGCTAAAAGCTTTTGTTCTATTCTAGCTATAGTAGTTTCAAGTTCTAAAAAATCATTAGTGTTTAGATTGTAAAACATAGTATTTCCTTTAAAAGTTATTACCAGTACTATATGATGAAGAAAACAACATTGTTTGATTTAACTTACCATTGATATAAAAATCCCAATAAACTTTAGTCCATGAATGTTTGCCATGACCTCCTCTTTCGGTTCTACTTTCAACTTTTAATTTGGGATCAATTTTATTAATTTTATTATTAAGCTCAGTTCTTAAAGCATCTACAAGAGACTTTGCTACACCTGTATTTTCTTTTTTGTTAATAAGTGTTATTATTTCTTGTTTTAATTTAGCATCTAAATTAGCTGCTGTTCCTTTATTTTCTTTGTTGTTAATTAAATTAGTAAGTTTAGTCTCTAAAGCTTTATCTAAATTAGCTGCTACGCCTTTATTTTCTTTTGTATTAATTAAAGCTTTTAATTCTTCTTCTAAAGCTTTAATTTTAAGCTCAAGTTCTATTTTAATAGCATCTACATAATCACGACTTGCCATAACCACACTAGGATCAAGTTTTAAGATGACTTCCTCTGCATTTGAAAGCTCCATTACCACTTTAATCATAAGCTCTTTAGCACTTCCTTGCTCTAGCAATGGTTTATAAGTTCTTGGAGTATTACCAACAGCTAATAAATCTCCTTCTTCATCATAAATACCTATGGCATTTACTTCAAACCCACCTATATTACTTGGAACATGACACATTAAATTAACATAATTAGGATTTTTCTCATCAATGCTTTTTGAGTTAATATTAGCTTCATAAACAACATCTTCTAAGCTTTGCATTTCTTCATTTGGTAGAATAACTTTTGAACTTAATTTAAAGCTTTTTAAATTAACTCCATTTCCACTAGCACGAGCAGCTATAAATTTAGCAATACCAATTTTTGTTAAAATAGTATAATATTCGCTTTTTGACATTAATACACTCCTTTAAAATCAACATTTGATTTTGATATTTCACACATAAAAATACCCATTGCATTAAAGCTTGATTTTTGTTTGCTTGAAATTTGTGTAGTTTGAAAAGGTAAAATCTCTAAAGCTTCCCCGCTAATTTCTACACTAGCATTAAAGCTATCATTTTTGCTTTCTATTTCTATTTCAATTGCTTCTAAAACACTTCTAACATTTTTAAAATCATAAATTAATCTTTCTAAAGTATTAAGCGTTCTTTCATCAAAGCTAACACTAGTTGTGCTTACTTTAACTTTAAAAAAATAAGCTTTTCCACTATACTCAAACCACTCTTTAACTACTGCTGTTGGAAACACAGCTTTTAAAGCTTCTTTTATAGCCCAAGCAGTGCCGTTGTATCTATCTAAAAGCAAGGCTTTAGATATAAGCATTCTTGCTTCTTTTTGGCTTAAACCATCAATACTTACATCATAAGCATTTGCTAAAATTGGCAATAATCTTTCATCACAATGCTGTGCTAAATTTGTGATACTAGCTAAATTTAAATCTTCAAATCTTGCTTTTGCGCTTAAATCAATAGCTTTGCTTTGTTTTGGGTGGTGGTTTAAAACTAAGCTATTCATAATATAGCCTTTTCATAGCTAAGTTCAAAACTAATTTTTGCAAACTCATCATCAGCTATTATTATGTTTGCTAAAGGCAAGTCTTTTAATTCTTGCTCTTCTTCATTTATAATTTTTTCTTTAATGCTTAAAATTTCACTTTTATAAACCCCATCTTGATGTAAGCATTTATAAATAAATCCCAGTGCTAAATCTACACTTAAATCAAAATCACTTTGTAAGGCATTGATTTTTTCGCTAATTTCATTAGCACGACTTAATTCTAAAAGCAAAAGTTTAGCTTCTATAATAAACTCTCTTTTCTTAGCTAACTCCACGCTTACTTCATCAGTTAAAGGTCTTCTTTCATCTGCACTTAAATACTCTTTAACCACATCAACACTTGCTTTATCTTCACTTTTAATAATAACTCTTACTTTTCCTGCTCCATTGTTTAAAGCTTTAATTGAAGCTACTTTGGCACTTGCACTTAAAGCATGATAGATATATCCTTTTTCACTTCCTGCTGTTGAAAATCTATGTACACTCATCACGGCTCTTTGCCTTAAACTCTCATCACTTTCTTCACTGGCTCCACCACTAAAACTTTCAAGTTGTTTTATTTTAGTTACAAAAGGCAGTGGGGTTTGCAAAAACTCGGTTTTACTTTCTTTACTTTGCACAAACTCATCAAGTTCTAAAATACCTTGTGCTTTGTTTTGTCCTTTTTTGATTATCACTTCTTCTTTTAAGGTGGCAATATCAGCATTTTCATTGGAAAAAATCGCACCCTTTGGAATGATTACATCATAAGTAAGCAAAGTATTTAATTCAAACTCTACTTTGGCTGTTGGTTTAACTCCTTTAAGCCTTTGTATCAAATAGCCATTTGCTACTACATTATCTAAATCACTTCCACTAGCATAATGTAAATATGTAGCCTTTATTGCTTCATTAATTCTTGCTCTAATTATCATTTCTCTATAAGCAAGTGCTTCTAATACAGCCTTAAAAGGATCTGATTCTAAAAGCTCTACATTTTCATTTAAAAAGCTTTTAAAAAGCTCTTCAAGATCTTTTAAAATCTTTTCAAAATCAAGCTCTTCTATGATTTTTGGATAAGGAATATCTTTTAAAAAGCTTTGTTTAAAGTATGCATTATTAGCGTTTAAAATTTCACTCATTTGCTAAGCTCCACTTTTAAATCCTGATAATTTTCAAAAAGCAAGGTAATGTTTAATTTATTATCTTTGCATTCATTTAAACGCACACCTTTTAACCTTACTCTTTTTTCCCACTTTGAAATAGCCTCTGCTGTATATCTAGTAAGTTTGATTTTAAAATCATCATCAATTTTTCTATCTATTAGTGTATAAAGTAAAGAACCATACTCAGGTCTCATTACTCTTGAACCCAAAGGAGTGATTAAAATGTCTTTAACACTTTCTTCAATGCTAACCATAAATTTCATTCTATACTCCACTTACCACCATCTACTGTGTCAATTGCTTTGGCATTTTCTTTAATTTCTTCTACAATAGCTGCAGCTAAGGCTCTTAAAAATGGCATAGAATATCTTCTATATCCTCTGCCATTATCTTCATCTTCTACTCTTGAATAACCTTGATCTTGTAAATGATTTTCCATTTTAGAAACTAAAGAGCCTTGTGAAATTGCCATTAGATTTTACTCCTTGTATTGCTTGAACCATGTGGATGTGGACTTCCTGTAAAAGCACAAATACATTCAGTAGTTACCACACCTTCACCATTAAGTCCTAAATCAATACTAGGACTATCAACTAAAACTTTTTCTGCTTTAATATGTGCATTAATACAAGTAATGTTTATATCTTTAGTTACATCAAGCTTTAAAGTGCTACTTTTAGAGTTATATTCTAGGTGTGTTCCATCTTCAAAGTCTATATTAAAAGTATTAGTATCTGTGTTTTTTGCTTTGTGTTTTTCTTGATAAAGTCCGCGTAAAATTACACCTGAATTTAAATCTCCACGCACAGGCATTACTAAAACTTGCTCTCCTATTCTTAAAGGTGAAAAACTCACTGCGTAAGAATTTGAAAAAGCTTGAAAAACACTTAAAAAATCAGTTACCATTTCTCCAATAGCAACTTTTGCTTTATTGTCTTTAATGTCGCAAATGATGCCAAGCTCATTCATAGTTTTTCTACTTTCTTGCTTATTATTTTTTCTACAAGCTGTTCTATTTTAAGTAATGCATCTGTTCCCATGTAAGCTGCAAATCCACCCATAGCAACGCTAAGTTTTATGCCAAAATTTAAATAACTTACAATTTCAAAAACTAAGTATGCTACAAACATAGATCCAAGCATACCTTTTAAAAAGAGTATAAACTTGCCTTTTATGTTAAGCTCTTTACTTAGCTTGTTTTTCGTTACTATTCCTACAAGTCCTGCTATAAAGCTTACTATCATTAAAACTATATATACAAAAATATCTTCTAACTTCATGTGCTAGTTCCTTGTAAGAATTTCAATCAAATAAAATAACGCTAAAGCAAAGCTAGAAAACAAAGAAGCAATGCTAAGTTCAATAACTAGTTTCATTTTCATCCCATCCTGTGCAAGTTTTAGCAATACTTTCAATTTCTAAATAATATTTACTAAGTTCTTTTGCACTAGCTAAATCACCTTTGTTTAAAGGTTTTAAAGGAAGCTTTAAAGGGCATTTAACAGGTATTTTAACCTCGCTAAATTCAGTTTTAATCAAAATATCCTTGTTAGCACAAGCACTTAAAACAAAAGGAAGGATTAATAGTTTTATATAAAGAATTCTCATTGCTTGCTTCCTAAGATATTAAAAAGCTCCTTATAAGCATTAAGCTCACTTTGACAGCTTTCATCCTTGATAAAAACCTTATCAACCTTTAAAACTTCTTTTAAAACCTCTTTGGGTTTTAACTCTATTTTTAATTTTTCAATAGCATTATTTTGCTCTTTTAACTTATCTTTAAATACATTTATTTCACTACTTAAATGCAAAGACTTAAGCTTTAAATTTTCATTTTCTAAAGTTAGAGTATGGTTTTTAAAAAACAAAAAAGAACTTAAAGCAATTAAGGCAAAAATAGCTATTTTTTCAAAGCCAAATAATTTAGATATATCAAACATTTTAAACCTTTAAGCATAAGTCCATCTTGCTTTTTTACCACGCGTATCAATATGTACAAAACCTGCATAAGGATTATCAAAATTATGTTTTATAGCAATCCCTAAACCTCTTTTGCTAAAACTATCTAAAACATATTGATGAACTTCCTCTGTTTTAACACCCTTAACTACAAAATCTACTGCACTCCCTAAGGTGTGTTGAGATTTAAGGGAACCACCAACTTTAGTATTATGAGAAGCACATCTATAAGCACTATTTATAATTATAGATGAGTTAAAATGCTCCCTTATTTGACAAAGAATATCCACAAGCTCATCACTTGGTACACCTTTTGGCAATTCACATTTTCCACATCTGCATTTAAACTCATCAAGTTTAAAATAAGGGTTTGCTTTCATTTTCTTCTCCTTTGAATTGCTGCAAGTTTAATAAAAAAGGTTCTTTAAAAAATAGAAAAAAATTGTGCTAAAACCTTTGTGCAAAAATCATTATTTGAAAGTAAAAAACTCTCATTCTAAAATGCCATCAATTTTTTATAAGGAAACAAATGCTTAAAGAATTTGAAGTTGAGCTTTTAAAATTACTTGAAGATTTTAATATCAGAGCATATTTAGGGGAATTTGAAAATACTCAAAATATAGCAACTTGTATCAATGGTTTAGAAGCTTCGCTTTTGCTTGATTTTGAAGGAGAAAGCTATAAAGATTTAGAAAATAAAATAGGTACTTGGAAACTTTATATTTTAACTCACACTAAATCAAAAACACCTAAACATAGAATAGATGCAAAACACAAATTATTTGACACCATAGAAAGCGTTGATAAGGTGCTTTCAAATGCAGAGCTTAATAATGGCTTTAGGGTAGAGTTAAAAGATCTTAAAAAGATTTATGAAGGAGTTAGTGATCATGGTTATTTAAGTATTTATGCAAGAACTTTGCAAAGTGGTTTTTTGCCAAAAAATGATTTTTTAAGGATTTAAAATGTTTTTTATCAATAAAGAAAACCTAGTTGAAGCTAGCAGCGATAAACCAATAAAAGTAGCCATAAAGGGTGAATGGAAAGGTCATACTAATGGTGTTTTTAAGATAGATGATAAAGATTTAGAATCTATGATTGATAATTTTAATCAAAAAAAGATTGATTTGGTTATTGATTATGAGCATCAAAGCTTAAAAAATGAAAAAGCTCCAGCTGCAGGTTGGATTAAAGAGCTTTTCTTAGAAAATGGTGCACTAATGGCAAAAGCTGAGTTTAATGAGGAAGCTAAAAAATATATAGCAAATAAACAATACCGCTATTTATCTCCTGTCTTTGAATTTAATGCAAAAGACAATAAAAGTGGAAAATTAATTAGAGCAAAATTACACTCAGTTGCTCTAACAAATACACCGTTTATAGATGAGCTTGATGAGCTTATTGCTAATAAAAATAATCAAAATAAAGGAGTAAAAATGGATGAAAAAATTAAAGAGTTAGAATCTCAAATTATAGCTTTAAAAGATGAGAGCAACTTACTGAAAAAAGAAAATGAGGACTTAAAAAAACAAAACGAAGAAAGTGCTAAAGATTTGGCTAATTCTTTAGTAGAGAATGCTTTAAGTAATGGAAAAATTGCAAATTCTCAAAAAGAATGGGCATTAACTTATGCATGTAAAGACCTTGAAGGATTTACTGCTTTTATTAATAGTGCTCCAGAAATTAACAATATGCAAAATAATAAGTTTGCAAACAAAAATACACCAAACAACAATGAAGAATTAGATGTTGTTAAAATGATGTTAGAGGCTTAAAATGGCAAGAAAAAACGAAAATCAAAACAAACCAAATACAAGCAATCTTGATGAAAATACACAAGATGAAGCTTTAAAATTGCAAGATGATGTAAAAGCAGTAGATGAAAATATTGAGTTAACAAGCCAAAGTATTGAAGAAAAAACTACTCTCATAAAAGAACAAGGAGAACAAATGCCACCAAAAAATATACAAAAAAGTTTAAGCAATGAACCTTTAGTTGCTATGCCAAAAGGACTAGAAAGTCTTATTGCTAAAGATTTGTTTTCAATTAATGCAAAGGTTGATATGGAATTAAATCAAAGTTTAGCAAGAGGAACTTTGCTTATTAGTGAAGATTATGGGGAAAATTTTAAAAAATGCCCAAATGAAGATATTAGCGCTAAAGAAAATATCAAATTAGCAGTGCTTAAAGATGATGTATTTAATAATGGTTATTATGGAGTTTTACTTATGGGCGAAGTAATTCTTTCAGATATTCATCAAAGTGCAATCAAAAAAGCTTTTTTGCAAAATTTAATTATTAATACTAAGGAGTAACAATGGATTTAGAAAAACTTTTAGAGATTTTTTCAAGCACAAAAGTTAGCGAAGTTATTAATCAAACCAAAGCTTCGCCACATTTTGTAAGTGATACTTTTTTTAAAGAAAAAGTTCCTTCTTTAGAAAGTACAGCAAGAGTTGAAATTATAAAAGGAGCTGGTGTTGTTTTAAATAGTGTGAGTGAAAACGGGGAACACCTTTTAGAAGAAACCAGAAATTCTTATATTTTAAATATTCCATTACCACGCTTTGCATTAGCTGAAAGAATTCCAGCTAGCGAAATCAATAATTTAAGATCACTAGCTTTAAGAGAAGCTCAGATTAAAAGTTTAAGCGGGGCTATTGGTGTTTGTATTAAGAGAATGAGGGAAAGCTTTGCTACCACACTTGAATACATGGCAAATGGAGCTTTGTTTGGAAAAATTTTAGATGGCAACTCTAATGTGCTTTTTGATTTTGGTAGTACAAATAAAACTACTATTGAGGTTAAAAAAGATGGAAGTGTAACACTAGCTAATATATGCGATAGTATAGATGCTGCAATAGTTGATGAATTTGGCACTAATATAGATTATGAAGTGCTTTGTGGAAATGAACTTTTTGCGAGCATTTCTAATCTTGCATTGAGTGAAGATCTTTATAAAAACAATCTTGCAAGCAGAGATGAAAAAGATAAATCTTTAATTCTTTATGGAATTAAATTCCGCCGTTATAGTGCAAAATATAAAAATACAAAAGGTAAAAATGTAGAATTTTTAGCAAGCAATGAAGGTATTGTTGTTCCAAAAGATAATTCTAATCGCATTTACTTCACAAGAGCTAATCATACAGAGGCTTTAGGGAAAGCACCAAGTTTAATGTTTGTTTCTAAGCCTGAGATTTTATCTCGTGGAGCTGGAATTGAAATTGTAGGTGAAATGAGAGCAATGCCAGTTTGTACTAGACCAAATGGACTTATTAAGCTTGTTTTAAAATAAACGCATAAATTTAGCTTTAAAAGTATTTTTTACCTTTAAAGCTAAAAAGATATTGGAAAATTATTTTAAACGATTTTAACCATATTTTAACCAGCTTAAAAGGCAAATAATGAAAAAAGTAAAATCATTTTTAATCAACGAGTATGATTTAACCAAAGAATTAAGTTTTGATGATATTGCACAACTTAGCGATTTAAATGCCAATGAGGTGTGCGATAAAGAAGTAATTGATGATGCCATTAATGATGCACAAAGTTATATTGCAAGTTTTATAAAGATACCTAATAAACCAACTCCTCTTTTAAAAGATATTTGTGTAAAGCTTACAATTATGGAGCTAAAACGCCGTAATGATTTTCCAAAGGAAAGTTTGAATGAAATTATAGAATGGGCAAATGATTTGCTTTTAAAAATGGCTAATAAAAAAATTCCAACTGAAATTGATGAAGATGATTTTATTCCACAAAACAAAGCTAGGGCGTTTAAACACAAAAGAAGAAGAATGGATTTAAGGAGTATAAATGGCTAGCAATGAGATTAAAGAACTTGCAAAAGAACTATACATTGCAGGTTTTGATATTTTCAAAATTGCAAAAATTTTAAACCGTAATGAAAAAACTATAAGAAATTACAAAGCAAAAGATGGAGATTGGGATAAGGTTAAAACTAGTCTTTTAACTTCAAAAATTAAAGACAAGGAAAGTGCATCTTTATATGAAAGCTTTACAGATCAAATGTTTCGCGCGATTGAAAATATCAATTCTGATGAAAAAATGAATGCTGAGAAAAAAACTGAAGCTATTGCAAGAATAGGAGATAGTTTTTCAAAAATGAGAAAAGTAGCAAGACTTGAAGATCCAAGTACTTATCGTTTAAATGTCGCTAAAAAGGTAGTTGAAATCATAATAAGCCATTTGAAAAATGATAAAGATTGTGTGAGCAAATTAGTATTGCTTTTAGAAAGTGGTGTGATAGAAAAAGAAATCTTAGCAATGGATGAATAATGCTTTTTACTAAAGAAGAATTAGATGAGTTTTTAATAATAAATGAGCAAAAACATGAGAGCACCCCAAATGAGTCAAAAAGTGCTATGCAAAGAAAAGACTTTTTAGAATGGATGGATGAGTTAAAAAATGAATTAAAAACTCAATTTTTGCATGAAAGTCATTTAGATCCTGCCTTAAAAGAAGAAAGAATTAAAAGAGCAAGTGTGGATTTTGATTATTTTGCAAGAACTTATTTTCCGCATTATTTTACCATTAAAGGTGAGTGTGGCTTACATTTACACTTAAATGAAGTTTTTACAAAAATCGCACTTAAAAAAGAGAGCAAAGGAGAAAAACATGCTATAGCTGCCCCAAGAGCACATGGTAAATCAACTTATACCTCACAGCTTTTTCCTTTATGGTGTTTGGTTTTTAATTACAAAAGCTTTATAGTAGAGATTTCAGATGCAGTAGAGCTTATGGAAGGAATGCTTGAAGCCATAAAAGCAGAACTTGAAGATAATCCACATTTAAAACTTGATTTTCCTGAAGTAGTAGGAATTGGTAAGACTTGGCGTGTTGGAGAATTTGTTAGTAATAACGGTGTTAAGGTTAAAGCCTTTGGTAGTGGAAAAAGATTGCGTGGTGTTAGATATGGGGTTAAAAGACCTGATTTGGTTATTTTGGATGATTTAGAAAATGACACCAATGTTAGAAGTAAAGATCAAAGAGATAAATTAGAAGATTGGGTAGATGAAGCGGTTTTAAACCTAGGAAGTGCTGATGGAAAGCTTGATGTGCTTTATATTGGTACAATTTTACATAACGATAGCGTTCTAGCAAGAAAATTAAAACTTGGTTTTTGGAATCCAAAAGTATTTCGTTCTATTGAAGAATTTCCACAAAGACTTGATTTATGGGATGAGTATGCTACACTTTATAGAAATAGTGATTTTAAAAGCGCTCATAATTTTTACATAAAAAATAAAACCTTAATGGATAAGGGAGCTAAAGTTCTTTGGAGCGAGGCTAAAAGTTTAGAAGATTTAATGAAATTAAGAGCTGAAAACCTAAAAGCTTTCAATAAAGAGCAGCTTAATAATCCAAGAAGCGAAAATCAAATATTTAATCTTGAAACAATTAATTTTTATAATCACTTGCCGCCCATTAGCCAATATTACATGTATATTGATCCAGCAGGAGAGAAAGCAAAAAGCGATTATACAGCAATTACAGTTATTGGTAAAGCTACAAAGGGCTTTTATGTAATAGAAAGCATTGTTAAAATTTTAAAAGCACAAAGTATTATAAAAACTATTTTTAACCTACAAAAAATTTATAAGTGCCGTTCAATTGAAATTGAAACTAATGGCGGTCAATTTTTCTTAAAAAAATGGATACAAGAAAAAAGTTTAGAGAGCGGAGTGTTCTTACCATTAAGAGGTAAAAATAACAGTACTAGTAAGTTTGAACGCATTGAAAGCTTAAGCCTTGCCTTTGAAAATGAAGAACTTTTTTTACATAAAAGCCAAACTATGCTCATAAATCAGCTTTTAGAATTTCCAGAGGGTAAAAATGATGATGCGCCTGATAGCTTAGCAGGAGCTTTTTTATTAGCAAGAACAAAATCAAGTATCAAAAGAAGAAGTCATAGTTTTACATCAAAGATAAGACATTTTTAAGGAAAATCTATGGAAAAAGTAAAAAAACCAAAAAGAGAAGTGTTGTTTAAAAATAATTCTTTGGTTGATATATTAATAAATTCAAATTATCTAAACATATCACAAATTAATGAAAACGATCAAAGAGAGATATTTAAAGACCTAAGCTTTACTCAAGCTGTTCAAAGTAGAAAGGGTGTAATTCTTTCAAAACAAATTCAAATTATTTGCAAAAATGAAGCTATTAAAGAAACTTTTGAGTATTTATTCAACCCTGACTTAGTTGGTCAAATTTTAGAAACTCATCTTTATGGACTTAATGTTTTTGAAGTTAATTATAAACTTAAAAATGGTTTTTATTATCCTATTTTAAAGCAAAGAGATTTTAGAAATTTTACTCTTAATGAAAACGATGAGCTTATTTATAATGGCAATGGATATGATGAATTAGTTGAAGATAAAAAAGCAATTTATGGGCTTTTTGGATCTAATTTTTTATTTAAAAATGGTGACGCTTTACTCTCAAAGTTATATTTTCCTATAAAACTTAAAAATGCAAGTTTAAAATTTTGGATGGAGTTTCTAGAAAGGTTTGGCTCTCCTTGGGCTGTTGCAAAAACCGATAGTGATCCTGATGCACTTGCTAATGAAATACATCAAATGTTAAATGGGGATAGTGCTGTTATTGATAAAGAAGAAGAACTTAATTTAATTCAACCAAACACAAAAGCAAATTATGAAGAAATAATTAATTATTTAGATAATCAAATAAGAAGTGTTATTTTAGGTGCAAATTTAACATCACAAGTTAGTAGTGGTTCTTTGGCAGCTGCACAATCTCACAATCAAATTAGAAACGAAATAGCAGAACAAGATGGACAAATAGTACTTTTTGTACTAAATCGTGCGCTTAAATTTTTTAAGGAAATTAATCATTTTAATGATGAATTATATATGCAATTTTTTAATGAATTTGATCCGAAAAACGAACTTTGTGAAAGAGATTTGAAGCTTTTTAACATGGGATTTAACTTTGATGAAACTTATATTAAAAACACTTATAATGTAGATGGAAAGCTTGTTAAAGAAATTTTAACAACTAACGCTAAAAATAAAGAAATTTTTGAAAATAAAGCAACTTTAAAAGAAGACTTTGAAGAAGATTTTATAGATAAGGCTTTAGAACAAAAAGAATATTTACAAGTTGATGAGGCTATGGCAAAATTTTTCAAAGAACAATTTGAAAAAACTATTAAAGAAAGCAAAAATTATGATGAAGCATTTGAAAAACTTCAAGGGAGTTTTTCTAGTCTAAAGCAAGCTGATTTTGAAAAATATCTTTATATGTCTTTAGTTAATTCTAATATCTTGGGATATTTGGAGGATTAAAATGCCAAACGCTAAAATAGGTTTTTTCCAAGAACCAAGTGAAGCTGTTTTATTTTTAAAAAATAAAAAGCCACAAGTTAACTTTGATTATGATGAGCTTTCACATTCTTCTCATAAAAAAGTTTTTACTATTGCCAAGCTTATAGATGAAAGCTTATTGAAAGATATACAAGATTCTTTAGTAAATGCTATAAAAAATGGAGATAAATTTAGTACTTGGAGTAAGATTGCTGAAGAAAAATTAAAAGCTAAGGGTTGGTGGGGTTCAAAAGAAATTATAGATAGAAAAACAGGTGAAATTAAAAAAACCAATTTTAATAGTGCAAGATTAAAAAAGATTTTTGAAGAAAACTCAAGAAAAGCTAAAGCAAAAGCTATCTATGAAAATCAAATGAAAAGCATCAAGCCTTATCTTAAATATTGCACAAAACAAGATTCGCATGTTAGAGATAAGCATAGAGCATTTGATGGCATAGTTTTACCTAAAGATGATCCTTTTTGGGATACGCACTATCCACATGTAAGCATGCATGATTATGGTTGTAGATGTTATGTTTTAGCACTAGGAGAGAATGAAGTTAAAGGCTTAAAAACACCACCATCAAGTGCCAAAGAAAGCAATTTTAATGGTTTAAATGATGAAGAGCTTTTAGATGAGCTTTATAAGCAAAAAAACACCGAAGTAATTCAAAATTTCATAAAACTTAACATGCTAAGTACTGCAGCCAAAAAAACAAAAGAAGCTAAGAGTTTTACTCACGAAAAAGAACTCTATACTTGGCAAAAAAGTTTAGATGAAATGGTAGATGAAATTATTGTTAATGACAATCAAAAATATCCTATTAATTTCATTCAAGTGGGTAAAATGGATAAAAGCACTAAGGAATTTTTAGAAAAGCTTAACAAAAAAGACTTAGAGGATTTATACTTTACACTTAGCAAAAACAATCTTTTACACGCAAGTCCTAAAAGAAAAGCAAACTACAATCAAGCCTTAAGTGTGGATGAAATCAAGCAAATTGTTAAGGTTTTAGATGAAGCAAAAGAGGTTTATTGGGATAAGAAAGAAGAAAGTTTGGTTTATTTTTTTGATGATATAAAAAATAGTAAAAAAGTGAATAAAATCATTATAAGACCTGATTACAAACTAAAAAAATTTGGAAAAAGCAATGCAGTTATTACGCTTGGAAAAGTGGAAGAAGATAATAAAAAGCAACAAGAGTTAATTAAAATCAGATAAGGCGGTAGGAGTTGCACCTACAATACAGGTCCGATCTCATCCATGTTGATGAGCACCTATCGACTACTACATTGCGATCATCAACCTTATCTAATTAAAATAATTTTAGCTTTGCAAAACTAAAAAGGAGTTTAAATGGTTTTAGCTTTAGGAGAATTTGAGTTTAAAGCTTTAAATTTTGATAATTTAGAAAGAAGCTTAGAATATAACATACAAAGTCAAAATAGACTTAATAATCATAATGCTTTATTTGCAAGTTCTAAAGAAAGTGAAAAGATTAAAATACAAGGCAAAACCTTACCTTTAAAAGGGGATAGAAACACCTACTTAGATAAACTTGAGAATATGGCAAAAGAACAAAAATCTTATATTTTAATAGGAGCTAATGGAAAGTATTATGGTAAGTTTGTGATTTTAGCTTTAAATGAAAATAGAAGTGCATTTGTAGATGGAAGTGGCTTTGTAGCACAAAGCTTTAGTATGGATTTAGAAAGGGACTTTGATGAATAAGATTTATATAGCTAAAAATAATGAAAGGCTTGATAGTATAGTTTATAAACATTATAAAAATTTACGATGTTTTGAGCAGGTATTAATAGCTAATCCAAAATTAGAACCTATTTTAAAAGCAGGAGATAAGATTATTCTACCGCAACTTGAAATCAAAGAGGATAAGGAAAAAGCCTTATGGTAAGAAAACCAAGATTTAAACTTGTTGCAAAAGGAAAAGATGTTACACAAAAGCTTTCTAAAAATATTATCAGTATTTCTTATGAAGATAAAGAAGGTAGTGAAAGCGATGAGATTAGCTTAAGCTTTTTTGGGCTTTACTCTAAACCATTGTTTGGGGATAGTTTAGAACTTTGGCTTGGTTTTGAAAAGCTTTTTAAATGTGGAACTTTTAATGTAAATGTTGTGAGCAAAAATTACACTTTAAATACTACAGAAGTAAGGGCTAGTGCTGTTAATTTTAGTGGAAAAAATAACACAAACATAAAAGATAAAAAAACAAGAAGCTTTGAAAATACCACACTTTTTACTATAGCAAGTAAATTAGCGAGTGAAAATAGTTTAAAGATAAAAACAAGTGGAGAGGATCAAAATATCGTAAGCATATTACAAAACAATCAAAACAACTTAGAATTTTTATATAAGATTTGTTTTGAATATGGATTTATTTGCATGATTAAAGAAAATACCTTAATCATAACACCAAAAGATGGAAAAATAGGAGATAATGCTGCAAACATTACAAGTAAAAATGAAAAATTACCTTGTTTTGAGATAGCCTTATGTGAATGTAGCTCATTAGAAATTTCAGAAAGTGGTAGAAATGAATACTCTGCTGTGATAGTAGAGTGGCAAGATATAGATGAAGCAAAGATAAAAAGTATAAAAGTAGGAAGTGGGGAAAATATTTATAAAATGCACATATCACAACCAAAAAGCGATAATGAAGCTTTTAAAAAAGCACAAAGCAAGCTAAATGAGCTTCAAAAAGGTGGGCTAAATGGAAGATGCGAGCTTATAGGAAGAGAGATAAGAGCTGGTGGTAAACTTAAGATTAAAGATATTAATATGGATAATTATGAATTTAGTATCAAAAGCGTGAGTCATAATTTTAATGACTCAGCTTATGTGATTGCTCTAGAGTTTGAGAGCTAAGATTTTTTGCATAATGAAGCGGTTCTAAACATCATATATAAACCATTCATGCCTAAACCTATTTTAGTATGTTGCTTTTTATCTTCTTCTGTTTTCATATGATTCCCTCTAAGTTCAGAAACAACCATTTGTAAAGCTTTTTTATGAAAAGGAGCTTCCATATTTGTATTTTCTTTTTCTAAAAGCTTGAGCATACAAATAATAGATGTAGATATTGCTAGAATTGCAAGTTCTTTTTGATCAATATAGAGCGCATCTGCTAACAAATACCCATACCAAGCTAAGATTTTATAAGGACAAACATCTTCCACTACAAGCTCATAAGCAATAGCATAGTCAATATAATGTTCCAAAATATCATTAACTATTTTTTCTTCAAATTCTTCTGTAAGAGCGATTTTCATATTCTCAGCTTGTTTTTCATAACTTTTTGTAAAAGTCTCTTGAAAAAAAGTAATTAAAGAGTGCATTTTATTAGCATCAAAATGCACAAAAGGCTGGGAAACCTTAGACATTTTTATAATCTTTTACAAGAGAAATTACACGATTACTGGCTTCTTCCACTTCTCTTTGCATTATGTTATTATCGCTTAGACTAGATAAAAAACTAGCTATTTCTTTGCTACTCCCATTATGCGGTCTCTCATTTTCATTTTTTGTAAAAACTACTTTTTGATTTTGTGTTTTTTCATTTAATTTTTTTTCAAAAATCTCTTTTATTCTATCAGCATTCATTATGAACCCTTTACATATGCTACCTTTTAAACTTTATGCTTTCTTTAGTAGCCAAAAAACATTTAAACACGCCTGTTATATAACGACTGAATTTTAAAGCATTATATCAAATTTTACCTAAAAAGCAAGGTGGTTTTTAAGAAAACTCTAAAACAAGCTTGGCTCTAAATTTTCTCTTAATTCTTTAGTGATTAAATACACAGCATTTAAGCTTAACTCATATTTTTTGGCACATTCTACACTTGCATTTTTAGTGGTTAAACCTTGTTTTATAAGTGTTTTAAAATCTTGTTTTAATTCTTCATCTCTCATTAAAGTCTTATAGCTTGGGATATAAATATTTCCACCGCCAAATTCTTTTAAAATCTCACGCTTATCATTATTTTTCACAAAATCAATAAAATAATCAAAATATTCACTATTAGAGAGCACATTAAGCCTTAAATAAAGATTTTTAAAATTTTATCTAAAAAAATAAAATTTGGTAAATTGAGATTATAATTACATTTTTATATAAAGGAAAAACAATGAAAAAACTCTTATTTATTTTATTATTCTCATCTTTATCTTTATTAGCTAGTGATAATTTTAATCAAAGTAAGAAAGAATTGGTTGAACTATATGAGAGCTTAGGTAGTGCTTATCAATATGATTTTTATTGTAATACCCCATTTAAAGCAAATAAAAAAGGAAAATACACTAAGTTTGAAGTAGTTAAAAGTGATTTATACACTCCACGCAATGAATATACTAAAAAAGGTAAAATAAATCAAAGAGCAAAACGCATAGAATGGGAACATATTATGCCTGCACAAAACTTTGGCAAACATTTACCTTGTTGGAGAGAAGGCGGTAGAAAAGCTTGTCAAAATGATCCAACTTTTGCAAAAATGGAAGCTGATAAGCAAAACCTAGTTCCTGCCATAGGTGAGATTAATGGTGATAGAAGTAATTTTAGATATGCTGAGGCTCCTTTGAATTTAAAATATACTCAATATGGAAATTGCAAAGTATATACAGACTTTAAAGCAAAAAGATTTTACCCTGCTAATTATTCTAAAGGCTATATTGCAAGAAGTTATTTATATATGAGTAAAATATATAATATTAAATTATCAGATCAAGAAAGAAAACTTATGGAAGCTTGGGATAAACAATATCCTATGAGTGAAAAGGAAAAAAGAATTAGATCTTTACTCTAATTCTTTGCAAGTATTTTCTATAAGCTCATCTATATCAATAACTAAGCTTTTGTCGTTTTCTTCTAAGCTCTCATCAATCCTTTCTCTTATAATACAAATTACATTGAGCAAAATACCAAATTCTTTATCGGTTTTAATTTGATGAGTAGTTCCATTATGTATTATTTCAATACTTGTTCTTTTGGCAGCAAAGGTAATTTGCGAATGTTTTTCTATGCCTAATGTTAAAAAAAGCTCTTTATCATAAGAATGTATTTCTAAAATCATTTTAATCTCCTTTTGTTTTGATGAGACAACATTAGCTTCGCTTAGCTGAATGTGTGCTGTTGTTTTCTAAATTTTTAAGCCCTAAAATGACTTTATTAGCATCTTCTATACTTAAATACCAAAGATGTAAAGGTCGCTTTTTAATGATATTATTAATAAATTCTCTTAAAGCCCATTGTGTAGGATTTTTAGCATTTTTACTCCAAATAGCTTGTATCATATTAAGCTGTTTTTTTGTAGCCCTTCCATTTTTGGTATTGTCATTTTTAAAATATCTTGTCTTTTTAGTGTTTTTTAAGAACTTTTCATCATACCCCAAAGCTATAGCAAAATCTCTAAGTTCTTCAATGCTTAAATCTTTTGATGAGCTTTTACCATACCTTTTATTTAATACCCAGCGATAGCTTTCATCATCGCTTAAATGAGCGTCTTTTCTTAGGGTATGAATTATTTTTATAAGTTGTTTTTTAAGATTTTGCATTCAAATCCTTTTTAATATTGTTTTTTATAATAATTTGAAGTTCTAAAAATTTTTCTTTTAAAACATTATCGTGAATATGAAAGTTTCCCGTGCTTTTTTCAATAAAGATTTCTTTTTTAAAAACTTCTTTTTCTTGTGTGTTTTTTAAAATTAAAAGCTGTGCTTTTATATCCTTAAAGATAAGCATATAATTCTTATAAAAAAGTTCAAAATTTTGTTTGTAAATAATCCTTAATTGAGCTTTTATCAATTCTTTTTTTGCGTTAAATTCCATTAAAGCAGTGGTATTTGTAAAATAAAAAACTAAAATTTTATTTTTTATCACAGCTTGTTTAAAGAATTTTTGTATTAAAAATTTTTCTAAACTTTTTATAGACATATTTTGTAAGGCTTGATAAGCTCTTAATTTTACAAAAAACACACTTTCATCATTAAAAGACTTTGAAGTAAGAAATTTCACAAACCATCCTTTAAAAACTTAATCAAACCCATTGATTTAATGGGCTTTGTTAAATTCTTATATTTTGATTTTTACTAAATTATCCTTGTATATATCTATAAGAAGTTTTAACTCTTGTTGTTGAATTTCTAATCGCTTAATGCTTTCTTCTTGTAGTTGTAAATTTAATTCTAATGCTTGTAAGTTTAACATCAAAAGCTCTTTTTGCTTTTTACTATAGTGATAATTTAAAACCAAAGCTATTATAAAAAGAACTATAAACAAAATATACCACTCATTAAAAACAATACCTTTTATATTCATTTTATCCTCCTATATTAATCTTCATTTATATTTTTAACTATTTCTTGCCATTCTTTATCGCTTTTAAAATTGCTATTTAACTCATTTAAAAGCTCTACGGCTTCATTATTGTTTAGTTCATAAAACAAATCTCTTATTTTTTTTATAATACATGTATCTCTACCAATTCTTTTAAAAAATAATTCTTGTTCTTCATTGTCCAAAGTATCAAACAACTCAACAACATCATCCACACTAACACATTCTAGATCATCTGCATCTACACTTACATTTACATACATTCTCATCCTTTTGTTTTAATTTAAGCTTTAAAAACTTAATCAAGCCCATTAAATCAATGGACTTTGTTAAATTTTAAAAATCTAATAACACCGCTTGGGTCAATATCTTTATCTTTAATAGTAAAATTTTCTAATTCACTCTGATATAAAACCCAAGCAACAATATTGCTAAGTTTCATTTTTCAATCTCCAAACTTTCAATACGTGGTTCTATTCTAAAATTATCTTTTACTACTCTTTTAAGACCAAGCTTTACTAAAGTACTATCTTCAAGCCCTACAATAGCATCTTTATTAAGCTCTTCTTTGTAGCTAATACATTCATTAAGCCCATAACTTTTAAAAGCTTTTACAAGAGCTTCTAGCTTTTCTTTTACTCTTGGTAAAGGCACACTCTCGCTTATTCGATAACCAATTTTTCCAAAGGTAAATTCTTTAGATCTTTTTTCAGCAAATTCATGCTTGTTGTTTTCACAAAAGGTGCTAATACATTGTTCCATATATTTAAGCTCATCATTTAAAACTTTAATTTTACCCGCATGAGCTTCTTTAATCTCATTACAAGCTAAAGTTACATCACCATTAATCTTTTCTATCTTTACACTAAGTTCGGCTATTTTTTTAAGCGCTAAATTAACATCTTCAAAACTTTTTATTTCCATTTACTCTCCTTTAAATTGTATTTTTTTAATTTGGTAATCCCAAAGAACCACGCCATACCTTAAAAGTATCGCGTGTTTAATTCTTTTTCTAACTATTCTTAAGCCCTTTTTATAAGGGCAAATCCAATGTTAATTCTTTAATGCCAAGCTTTTTAGCTAATGCTAATTCTTCTTGCATACCTTGTGAATACTTAGCATCTTCATGAGTACTCATATAAATATAATCACTTGCTTTTAAAAGCTCTAATCCCATTTTTAAAGCTATTTCTCTGTGTTTTTCTTCATCTAAATAGCTAAATTGTAAAATAGGTGAAACAGGTGTAAAGCCTTCACATTCACGCATGATTTTTAAGCATTCTTGCGTTGCTATGCTAATAGCCCACGCTTTTCTTTGACTTTCTCTTACAGCTAAAGCTTTATAAGGGGAAGCTATATAAACTATTGCCATGAATTTTCCTTTCTAATAAATTTAAGTTTTAAAAAACTTAATCAAAGTGCTTTAATTAAGCACCTTTGTTAAGCTTTTTGCTTTTTTCATGATTGATTATTTTTAAGGCAATATGATCAGGATAGATTCCTTTTAAAATATCTATAAACTCACCGCTTTCTTTGTAAATAATATTTATTCCTTTTACCACATACAAAGAAGCACTATAATCAGCTCTTTCACCTCTAATCATTCTTCTCATTTTCTTTCTCCTTGCATTAAATTTTCTTTTTTTACTCTTTGCTCTTCTAAAGCTTCTAAGGTATCCATAATCTCTCTCCATTTTTCTTTGTTTTTTGGATGAGCTAGCTTTTTTAAGGCAGATTTATATATTTGTCCAACTCTAACTCTTGAGATATTTAATTCCCTAGCTATTTCTTCAAAATTCATTCTTAGCCTAATAGTAAATATCCAGCTGCAGCTTCAATATGCTTTATTTCTATACTTTTACCATCAGCAAAATCACTAGCTCTTTTTAAAAGCTTTTCACTTTTTCTAAAATTACCTCTAGCTAGATTAAAAACCAAATCTATTGCTTTTTTATCTCCTAAGGAAAAATAATCACAGAGTGCTTTTAAATCATCATTTTTTAAGCCCTCTTTGTTTTGATAGCAAAGTCCTTTTAATTCCCATTTTGCACCAATTCTAGAGCTAAGCTGTCCATATTCGTTATAATCATTTCTACCAACACCTGTAAGATTGTTTTTAAGCTTTTTAGTTCCTACTAAAATTAAAGCGGTGTTTGAAAAATCATATATGCGTCTTAAGCACTCAAGTGCTCTAAAAGGTAAGTGTTCGCTCTCATCTATAATTAAAACTTTTGAAGTTCTTGCTAACTCACTAGCAATGCCTCTAATCTTATCATCAAGTGAGCCTTTAAAACACACATTAAGTTTGTTTTCAAGACCGCTTAAAAGCATTCTTTTGCTAGTTTCAGTAGTAGCTTCAAACAAAACTACCCTTGTGCCATTTTTATTAGCATATTCTTTAATAGCTCGGCTTTTACCAGTTCCTGCTTCGCCTATGATAACCCCCATTTCACGATTACACATAGCATTTTCTATAGTTACATTAATTGCTTTTACATCTTTTGTAACTATAAAAGGTGTTTGTAGTTCTTTAATGCTCTTTTCTTCTACGAAGCTTTTTATATACTTTTCAAGCAATGGTTCTACTTTAGTAGCATATTTATAAGCACTACCTTCTTTCATGTATCCAACCATATAGCTTTTATTAATACCTAAGCGATCAGCTAAGTTGTTTTGAGAGATGTTTTGTGTATTTAAAAACCTCTTTGTTTGTTGGGCTAAATCCATTTTTCATCCTTTTGTTTTTTTGCTAAGTTTTTAGATTTTAAAAACTCTTTAAAACTTGAATTAATCAAGCTTTAAACAATTTTTAACCAGCAAAATATTTTCTATCCATAAAAGCTTCCATGTCAAATTCGCTTTCATTATTTGTAGTTTCTTTTTTAGAGTTTAAAATAAGCTCATCAGCACTGGTATCGTTTTTAATTTTTTCAAGTTTTCTTTGTGTTGTTAAATTTTCTTTAGCAAGTGATTTTTGTTGTACTTCTTTAGCTTTTATAAGTGAGTTTTCAAAAGCAACTTGTAGATCTTGTAAGTCTTGTTTAATATTAAGTTTAGTAAAGGCGGCAATTTCATCTTTTTTAAGCACTTCTTTGATAGCTTTAACTTCGCTTTCATAGCCTTTTTTAAGTATTTTAAAGCTTTCTTTGCTAAGTTTAGCGATACTTTCATCAAGTGCTAAGCAAATAAAATTTCCCATCATATCATAGATGAAAAGCTCTTTGATATTATCGATATTTTGCACACATTTAACCTTTGTTCCAACACTTGGCATTAAAGCACTTTTATAAACTCTACCTTCAAAGTTAATACCTTTTTTGCCAACAACTCTAAGTTCCTTATTACCTGCATTAAATAAAAATTCTTCATAAGAGATTTTTACCATAGCTCTATCACATGAGTTCCAAAGTTCAAGTGGTGTTTTAACGCCTTTTTTGCGACGCACTTTAGACATATTCCATTTAATTACTTCAGCTTCTAAAAATTCACAAGCCTCATTAAAGGTATGAAATAGTTTTTGATTAGTCTTTTTAGTAAAACCGTATTCATCTTTAGCATGTCGTTCTTTTTTAGGAGTTTTTTGCTCAATAGCTTCTCTTTTAGCTAAATTTGATCCTATTGCTCCATGAAATAAAGAAATACCAGCATGCTGAAGTGTTCCAAATCTTCTTTCAACTAAAGCCTTTTGTTCTCCCGCATAAGCAATAGCTGCATCGTAAGTTATATTAAGACCATCAAGTAAGCTTTGAAAATCTTTTGAAAGATAATCTTTACCATTATCCCCTTTAATCATATCAGGCTTACCAAACTTATCTATAGCTTTCCATAAAAGGCGTATTAAGCTTAAAGAGTTAGATTTTTTTACTAAAGTAGCTACTCCCATACCACTAAAGACATCAACGACACTTAAAATATGAGGACGGAAAGGCTCGAAAGTTTCATCATCTCTAACTATAAAATCAGCTGGAGAGCTATCGATTTGCCAGCACATATTTTTCATATCATAAAGCTCTCTTTGATTGCCAAGTGCAGGTAGAAACTTACTTTTTGCTTTATCTAAGCCTTGAGTGATAATACAATGTTCTAATGGTTTATCTTTATAGTAGTTTTTAATAAAGTTTTGCAAGGTTTTTACACTAAAAAGCGGTTTTACCTCTCCTAAATCAAAACCTATAAAATCATAGTTTTCTTTTTGTGCAGCCTCTTTGTGAATTTTCCACCAAAGTTCAGTGAAATTAAATCCACCTGCTGCAAAGGAGCGATACTCTCTTAAAGCATACTCTTGTATCCAAGCGCTAAGTTTTGTTTTATCTTTGCGGTGAAGTCCGCGAGTGTCGATAAGACCTAGAATGCCATGTTTTTTATATGCTGTGCGAATTCTGAAAATTTCTATCTTAGAAACGCCGCATATTTCTAAAGCTCTCTTTTGCTTCAATCCGCCTTCAACATATTTTTCAACTTGTTTTAGAACTTTAAGCTTTTCTCTGGCATTGTTTTTTATTTCATCGCTTAAATTTTCAAACTTTATATTTAAAACAGCCAAATCACTATTTTTTGGCTCTGTTAAACATAAACTATTTTCTTTAATAGTGTTATTTTCAGTATTATTACTTATGATATTATTTAAGTCTACTTTTTGCATTTTTTCATTAAAAATCAAAATATCATTAGTGATTAATTCTTGGTTAAAGGCGGTTAAAATCTGCTCTTTACTTATTTTAAATAGTAGTTTTTTGCCACCTCTGCCACCATTAGCATTATCTACTTTCAACCACTCATATTTATTTGATCTTCTAGTTACTGCAAGTCTTAAGGCGCCTTCACTTACATTAAAAATTTGCGAAGCTTCTTTGGTTTCTAAAAAATACATTTTACTTTAAACCTTGTGGAAGCTCGTTAATAATACCAAGCTCTAATAGTTTTTCAAATACAACTTTTGTACTACCTTTAGTATTTCTTTGACCTGTAATTTCGCCTTTAATAACTCTATGTAAAATATCATAACTGATATTATGTGTTCTAGCAAAGGCTTTTACATTAATAGCGTTGTTTTCAAAATATGCTTTAATCATATTTTTTCCTTTAATACTTCAATTTTAATTGAAGTTTATTTTTGATTGTGATAAAATTTCAATTTTAATTGAAGTATTATAGTAAAAAATTTTACATTAGTCAATAAACTATGTTAAATATTTTACTTTTTATAAGGGTAATATATGACCGCAAATGATTTTAAACAAATAAGAGAAAAATTAGGACTTACACAAGAGCAATTAGGTAGTGAGCTTAATTTAACAAGACAGCAAATTATTAATATAGAAAAAGGCAAAACACCTATTAGCAAAAAGTATTTTGATAATATAAGCAAATTAAGTAAAAAATTTTACATTGATAAAGAGAAAAATACACAAACTAAAGATATAAATAAACAAGAAATTAATTTTTATTCTATACCAAAACTTAATATTTCAGCTTCTGCTGGTGGTGGTAATGAATTAATAGGATTAGAAGAATATGAAACTGGAGAAATGCTTGAGCTTAGTAAAGCTTTTTTTAAAACAACACCAAAGAATTTAAAAGCTATTAAAGTTGATGGATATTCTATGGTTCCGATGCTTCTACCTGATAGCTGGGTAGTATTTGAAGAAACACATGAGTATCAAGGAGATGGATTATATATTTTAAATTTTGATAATCAACTTATGGTCAAGCTTTTGCAATTAAATCCAATAAGTAAAATTTTGGATATCATTAGTGTTAATAAGGATTACAAAAGCTACAGCATAGACCTAAAAGACTCACAAATTGAGTTAATTATACAAGGAAAGGTTCTGCGTTCTATTATATAAAACAAGAAAAAAAATCTTGCTTTTACTCGGCATATAGCATGTTTCCAAACTGATCAAATAAAATATAAGTACTTCCTTCAAATGACATGCCAAATTGATTTTTGGCTGTATAATTTGTTCTAATGGCTATTTGCATTCCATTGTCTTTTATTGCATGATGAGAGTCTTTAAAATTATAACTATCAGGTATATATAAAGATTTTATTATAATATTCTTAGCAATCGAATTTTCCCCATCCCATAAACTGTTGTTACCCATAACATAACTTGGATTTCCATATTGAGTGTTCATTAAAATATTATTTTTGAATTCATTATCACATGTTTGTAAAGGAATAGACAATGTCGTTTTATTTGATTTTGTCCATACATTGTAGTAAATACAATTTGTATAGTTCTTAAATTCTTTTTCGTCCATTATAAAATTATTTTTTTTCACATGTTCTTCTAAAAATTCAACTAAATTTTTATGAAAATTTGTATCATTTCTATAACTTAATCCATTAAATTCTTTGTAAATATCATTTCTTAATAATTCTAATTTTGTGTCCTCATTATAGCCACAACCAATAAAAATTATTGCAAATGCAATCAAAGCAAATAAGTGTTTAAGCATATCGATTAGCTCCTATTCAAAGTTTTTATTTATTATACTAAAAATATTGTTTGATTATTTAAAAAATAATAGCAATTGAAAATTTAAGATTAAGTCTTGAAGAAAAATAAAATGTAACCAAAAAGTATCATTTTATTTTTCTATGGTTGCTTTTTATTTTTCCGCCGACAGCAAGATTTAGATTCACAACTTTTAAAAGCAATAAACGATTTAAGAAAATCCAATATATCAGAATGGGAAGCTAAAAAAGCAGTCATTTTAGAGCTTTTTGATAAGGGTGCAAGCATCCCACAATATACACTAGACAATCTAGAAACTTATCTTAGTGATTTAGAGCAAGAGTATTGGGATGATAGGGCAGTATATGCAGGCAGAAGCATAAAAAATAGCGATGAATATGAGCTTTTTAATATACTTTCAAGATTAAATGCAGCAAAAAGCAAGAAAAAATCACTTGATGGACTTTTTAAGATCGCAAAAAGCAAGGGTGTTACACATACTCCAAAAAACAAAGCCGAGCTTGTAAAATTAGTCAAAGATAAAAATATTTATTTAGGTGATATTGATATTAGCAATATTACAAATTTTAAAAACCTATTTAAAAAAAGCAAACGAAGAGATTTTAGTGGAATTGAAATTTGGGATGTAAGTAAGGTTACAGATATGAGCTCTATGTTTGAAGGTTGTGAAAACTTTAATGGAGATCTAAGTAAATGGAATATTTCAAATGTTACTAAATACATATGAAATTTCTATACTTACGAAATTTGCCAAAAACTTAAATAAAAAGAACATATTAGCAAATAAATAATCCTAACATCGCAAAAATACGATTTAGGAAAAATACAAGTAATTATAGATGATAAAGGTTTGAGAGTAAAAGGAGGTGATTTAAGAGCGGATTAAAAGCAATTTTCTTAAATTAAAACTAAAATTACAAAAAACTAAAGGAAAAACAATGAAAACATTAGAAGATATCAAAGCTATGAGTTTTGAAGAAAAAATGCAAATTCAAAAACAATTATTTGATTTTATTAGTAATAATGACTTGGAAAATGTTAAAAATCTTTTAAAAGATTATCCCATAAAAGAAAGCTTTTATGAGGCACATTTTACATACCATCATAATAATGAAGATTACGAGCTATCTTTATTTGATCCAGCAGCGAGCTTGCTGAAAGCTGCATATGCTTGCGAAGAAAATAATAATGATTTTTCTATTTTAGATTATTTATTTGATGAGTATGGATTAAGTTTAAAAGATCCTAAATATAATTTTGCTTTTCCCGACATGAAATACATCAAAGAAGCTAATGAAAAATACATCTTAATGAAAAAAGTAGAAGAAAACAGCATTATTTATCAAAAAGCTCTAATCTACGCATATATACTAGGCACTAAAAACCCAAATTCTCAAATCATACAATATCTAGTCAATCGTGGAGCTAAATTTGAAGTGCATAAAGATGACTTTGGTTGGACTCCTATGCATTTTTGGGTTATGCAGAATAATTATGAATTATTAGAACTAGCTATTAAAGGAGGAGCTAATGTGGATATACAAACCCGACTTATTCAAGAGAGTGAATACAATGAAACCCTTTTATTTGAAGCTGTAAAAGAACCTGAAACTTATAGGGTTACAAAACTTTTAATCGAACTAGGAGCTAATGTGAATTTTGTCACCCCGACCACCCCTTTAGATATTGCAAGAGGATCTAGAAATAAAAAGCTTTTAAAAGATGCAGGAGCAATGACTTCAGAACAACTTGATAAAAAATACAATATATACTGGGATAGCAAAGAGTGTGAAAAAGATAAAAGCTATATGGAAAAATACTGTAAACTTTTAAACGATGCTATAAAAAAAGCCAAGGAGAATGAGTAG